GGACGCACAAGACGGTCCTGGTCACGAACAACAAGCCCATCATTACCGAAACGTCCAACGCCATCTGGCGGCGGCTGAGGCTTATCCCGTTCGAGGTTACCATTCCGGAAGACCAGCAGGACAAGCACCTCACCGACAGACTCGTTGCCGAGTGGCCGGGGATTCTCACCTGGGCGGTCCGGGGATGTCTGGCATGGCAGCAGGATCAATGCGACCTGGCCCTGCCCAAGGCCGTCACGGAGGCGACGGCCGAATACCGTAGCGACAGCGATCCGGTCGGCCAGTTCGTCCAGGAGCGGTGCATCGCGATGGAAGGCGTCAAGGTCAGCCGCTCGTCGCTGTATCAGGCATACGAGGAGTGGGCGAAGAAGGCCGGCGAATACGTGCTGAGCGGCAAGGCATTCACCAGCCGTATGCGAGGCCACGGGTTCGACGACACCGGCTGGATGACCGAGCATGGCAAGAGCCATCGCGTCCGGGCCTGGTCCGGCGTGGCGCTGGCCGGACCGGCCGAGGAGGTGCCCGGACAATGGGATTGAAGACCCCGGCAGGTACAGATGCGTACCGCGCTACAGGAAATAGTGTAGCGCTACAGCAAAGTACTAGTTATCGCCCCACGCGCGCGCACGCGCGTAAGGCGCAAACCGGAAAGTCCTGTAGCGCTACAGCAAATGGTGTAGCGCCCCGTCGGCCGCTTCCGCCACGGGCCGTCACCGTGCTGAGACACTGCCGGTGCGGGGACTGCCGGCACTGGCTCGGCGAGCCGTACAACGCTTGTAAGCATGGCGTCATCGTCAACGGTATCAAGGGGCAACCGGACTATCCGCCGGACGCGTGGCACTACTGCGCTTTCTATCACGGCCCGCAGGTCAGCAGGGACGTGTGGGTCTGGCCCAAGGCTACGCACCAGGCGGCGCATGTTGGCGCAGGTGCGAAGATCACGGGCAAGGTCGAGCCGGTGGCCAACCCGGCGACAGGCGACGAGGTGTTGGTATGACGGCGGCAGCCATGCAACGAATGCAACGAATAAAAAATGGTTCCTTCCCCTTGTAAATAAAGAGGTTACGTCGGCGGGAACAGCCGCCATATTAAGCACAGTTTGTTTTGGTGTGAAAAAAAATAAAGGAGACTTACGACATGGATGTCAAGCTCTGGAACATCAATGACTTACGCCCCTACGAGGGCAATCCCCGCATCAATGATTCGGCCGTGGACGCCGTGGCGGCAAGCCTGGCCGAATTCGGCTTCCGCCAGCCTATCGTCGTGGACGAAAACGGCGTAATCATCGTCGGGCATACCCGCTGGAAGGCGGCTCTGAAACTCGGCCTGGCGAAGGTGCCCGTCCACGTCGCCAAGGACCTGACACCGGCCCAGATCAAGGCCTACCGTCTGGCCGACAACCAGACGGCCAGCATCGCCGACTGGAATTACGAACTCCTGCCCATCGAACTGGGCGACCTGAAGGAGATGAACTTCGACCTGAACCTTCTCGGCTTCGACCAGGACGAACTGTCCAAACTGCTCGACCCCGGTGCCCAGGACGGCTTGACCGACCCGGACGAGGTGCCAGCGCCACCGGATGAAGCGATTACAAAACCGGGCGATTTGTGGCTGCTCGGCGACCATCGCCTGCTCTGCGGCGATAGTGGAAGCGAAGCCGACGTGGACCGCCTACTGGATGGCGCGAGAATCCATCTAGTCGACACAGACCCGCCGTACAATGTGGGCGTCGCCTCCCGGAGCAACAACGCCATCGCTGCCTCCGGCGACAGGCCCATCGGCCAGCAGGGCATGGACATTGCCATCCGAACCGGGACGCACAAGACGGACGAAAAGCTGCGCCCCAAGGACAGACCGCTGGTCAACGATTTCATCTCCGACGAGGAATTCGCTCAGTTGTTGCGTGCGTGGTTCGGCAATATCCGCCGCGTCCTGGAACCCGGCCGGGGATTCTACATATGGGGTGGGTACTCGAACATCTGGAACTACCCCAACGCGCTGAAGGAATCCGAACTGTACTTCAGCCAGATGATTATCTGGGTCAAGGAGCACCCCGTCCTCACGCGGAAAGACTTCATGGGCAACCACGAGTGGTGCTTCTACGGCTGGAAGGAAGGGGCGGCTCACGTCTTCTTCGGCCCGCCGAACATCTCGGATGTCTGGTCGGTCAAGAAAGTCAACCCGCAAAGCATGATTCATTTAACCGAGAAGCCGGTCGAACTGGCCGTCCGCGCTCTCACCTACTCATCGCGTACCGGCGAGAACGTCCTAGACCTCTTCGGCGGCAGCGGCTCAACACTCATCGCCGCCGAGCAGACCGGTCGGAAGGCGTACCTGATGGAACTTGACCCACTCTACTGCGACGTGATTGTCCAAAGGTACGAGCAGTTCACGGGGAAGAAGGCTGAGCGAATCAAGATGGCCAAGAGCACCCCGGTCCCAATCGGAACCGGGGTGGAGGAGGTGGCGGGTTGATGGTGGCGCTACTTGGCCAGCGAGAACTTTCCGCGTTCGACCTTGCGGAACCGGGCCTTGTCGCCCTTAGCGGCGATCTCGCGGATGATCGCGGCATAGACGGTCGCCGCAGGCGTCTTGCCGCTGGTCTTCCAGTAGCCTTTGGCGATGGCCTTATCAACGATCTCGCGGCAGTTCATCGGCTTGCCCGTTTCGGCCAAGACCTTCGCGGCTGCGTCCAGACCGCTGGCACGTTTGGCACCGTTGTCGCGAGGTTTGGCCGTGTCGCGTTTGGCGGCCTTGGTCGCGTCCTTCGCCGCTTTGGTGGACTTCTTCGCCGGGGGACGAACCTTGGCGGACTTCCTGGCGTCTCTGGTTTTGGTCTGCTTCTTCTTCATGGTTGTTACTCCTGTATTTCCGGCCTGGCCCATCCAGGCCCGGGCGCTTCCGCCCCGCAGGGCGGTCGCGTTCGGGTCCGATTACCATCCCTCGCGGATTACTTCCCAGTCGGCATTCATCGCCAGGATGCGGCGCGGCGCAAATCCGCAGCGGCGGGCTTCGGCGTTGATGGCCTTGCGAATCTTGCTGCCGGGGCGGTTGGTGTAATAAATCTTCGCCAGCCGCTTCCAGCCGAGCCGCTCGATGCGGCGTCCGAGTCGCGTCTTGGCCATCAGCCATTCGTAGGTTTCCGGCGTGGTCTTTTTCGTCGTTGTTTTCGCTGTCTTTCGCATCGTGTTCTCCTTTCGATTTCCCATGTTGACGGTCCGATCAGGCCATGGAACTGCGAACACGCCAAGTCAATTCCTGAAAAAACATGCGGTTTTTCGCATGCCACATGTCTTTGCGGAACAAAGACTTATGTCAACTGACGGACATTCCGGCGAGATTTATGGCGATGGTTCCGCCGGCCCGGCCGGCCGAATTGACCCCCAGGCAATGACGGCCGAGCAGGCGGCGAAGGTCCTGTCCGCCGCCGGTGGACGGGAGGTTACGGTGGCGATGGTCCGAGCCGCGATTGACGCCGGCGCCCCGGCGTTGGCCGATGGTCGCGTCAACCTGATTGAACTGATGGCGTGGATGGAGCGTGAACTGGCAACGTGAACATTGACCTGCGACAAATCCGTCCCGGCAAACTGGCCGGGTTGCTGAACTCGACGCCGCTGGGCGAGGTAACGACCGAGTCGCGCGTGCGGCGGAACGTCGTCCGCGCCGGCCTGCACGTCGGCGACGGCAAACGCGTCAATGTGCTCGGTTATGCCGCCTGGCTGCTGGTTACCTGGCACGGCCAACTCCGGGAGGCGGAGAAGGCCAGCGGTCTGACCGGCTACGAGGCAATGAAGGAGCAGGCCCGCGCCCGCAACGCTGCCCTCTCAACCTCAGGTCGGGACATCGGCGAGATCCCGGCAGTGGTCGATCCGCAGCGGAAAGAGAAAACCGTCACCGGCTTCCGTTCCTTCTGCGAGTCATACTTCCCCGACACGTTTACGCTGGCCTGGTCGCCCGACCACCTGAAGGTCATGGCCAAGATTGAAGAAGCCGTCCTGCACGGCGGCCTGTTCGCCATGGCCATGCCGCGAGGGTCCGGCAAGACCACCATCGCCGAGTGCGCCTGCCTGTGGGCCATCCTGACCGGGGCGAGGGAGTTCGTCTGTCTGATCGGCTCCGACGAAGGCCACGCCACCGACATGCTCGACAGCATCAAGATGGAACTGGACGGCAACGATCAGCTGTTGGAGGATTTTCCCGAAGCCGTCTATCCCATCCACTGTCTGGAGGGAATCCCCAACCGCTGCAACGGGCAACTCCACAAAGGCGAACGGACGCACATCGGCTGGACCGCACAGGAGATTATCTTACCGACCATCCCCGGCAGCCCGGCCAGCGGGGCAATCATCAAGGTCGCCGGCCTTACTGGCCGGATTCGCGGCATGAAGTTCAAGCGAGCCGATGGCAGGACCGTCAGGCCGTCGCTGGTCGTCCTCGACGACCCGCAGACCGACGAGTCGGCCCGGAGCCTCTCGCAGTGCGCCACGCGGGAGAGCATCCTGGCCGGTGCGGTCCTGGGCCTGGCCGGTCCTGGCAGGAAGATCGCCGGCGTCATGCCCTGCACCGTGATCCGCCCTAGCGACATGGCCGACCGAATCCTGGACCGTGAAAAGCACCCCACCTGGCAGGGTGAGCGGACGAAGATGGTCTATTCGTTCCCCGCTAACGAGAAGTTGTGGGCGAAGTACGCCCAAATCCGGGCCGAGAGCCTGCGGAACGACAACGGTGGGAAAGAGGCGACTGAGTTCTATCGAAAGCATCGAGACGAGATGGACGCCGGGGCGGCGGTGGCCTGGCCGGAGCGGCATAACCCCGACGAACTGTCGGCCATTCAGCACGCGATGAATCTGCGTTTGCAGGACGAGGCCGCGTTCTTCGCCGAATATCAGAACGATCCACTGCCCGAAGATGAGGGCGACGCCGACATGCTGACGGCAGAGCAGGTCGCTGCCAAGACGAACGGCATGAAACGCGGCGTAATCCCCCTCGGCTGCAACCACGTGACCATGTTCATCGACGTGCAGGGCAAGTTGCTGTTCCACACCGTTGCTGCTTGGGAGGACGACTTCACCGGCTACGTGATTGATTACGGGGCCTATCCGGATCAGAAGCGGGCGTATTTCACGCTGCGGGATGCGACGCGGACACTGGGCCGGGCCGCGCCGGGTGCCGGACTGGAAGGGGCGATCTACGCCGGGCTGGAGAAACTCACCGGCGATTATCTCAGCCGGGAGTGGCGGCGGGATGATGGGGCCGCCATGCGGATTGAACGCTGCCTCATCGACGCCAACTGGGGCCAGTCAACGGATGTGGTCTATCAGTTCTGCCGCCAGAGCGCTCACGCCTCCATCGTCATGCCCAGCCACGGGCGGTTCGTCGGGGCGTCCAGCATCCCGTTCTCCGAGTACAAGCGCAAGCGCGGCGACCGCGTCGGCCACCACTGGCGAATCCCGAACGTCCAGGGCCGACGCCAGGTCCGCCACTTGCTTGTAGACACGAACTACTGGAAGTCCTTCGTCCACGCCCGCCTGGCCGTGGCCATGGGCGACAAGGGTTGCTTGTCCCTGTTCGGAAAATACGACCACCGCCTCTTCGCCGACCACGTCACAGCCGAGTACCGCGTCAAGACCGAAGGCCGAGGCCGAACGGTCGATGAGTGGAAACTCCGCGCCGGCCATCCCGACAACCACTGGCTTGACTGCCTCGTCGGCTGCGCCGCCGCCGCATCCGTGTGCGGCGTGAATCTGCCAGGCATGGTGGATTGGTCGAATCGCAAAAGGAAACGCTACAGCCAGGAAGACCTGAGGAGAAAGTAGTCATGGACGACAACGTGAAGAATACGACGTCGGCCCCGACGGCCTGCGGTGAGCAAAGTCGAACCGCTTGTCCCGAGCGTAGTCGAGGGGCTGAAAAGCGCGGCCTCGAATGCCGCCATTGCGGCTGCAAGCACTTCCGGGTAATCTACACGCGCCCAACCTGGGGCGGGCGCATTATGCGCCGCCGCGAATGCCGCCACTGCGGCAAGCGAATGACGACGTGGGAGAAGGCTGGCGCATAAGCTTCGTGACGAAAAACCGGTGTGACAATGTCGGGCTTTGATATCAATCATCTACTAAATTTCAATCCTCCCCGATATCTGTGTGAGAAGTGTCTGGCAATCGATTGCCCCAAGCGGGCAGAGCGTGAAGGTGATCCGATTGTTTGCCAAGTATGCGAAGTCAGATACGAGACGACCAAGGAGTATAGCGCATGGGCTCTCAGCAGGTACTTGACCAACACTGGCACAGGGGTGACGTTTGATAATCCCATTAAGCACGGACGAACACTTGCACGCATTGCTCAACAAGTTCGCCATGCCCAAAGCAATGTCCCACCTCTTCGCAGTCTGTTCGAATCCCTCTTAGCCGCGAAGCAGTTCATTCATCTCGTAACTTATGGCATCAGTCATCAGATGATTGGTGCTCTCAAGTTAGCAGCACAGAATGTCCAGATTCGTGCAGTGGTCGCGAACGTCGACGAGCAAGCACGGTCTGAGTTGACTGATTATAACGCTGAAGCGCCCCGACTTAGGGTCCAGACGTTTCCATCAGATATGAGTTACCAAGACTACCCACACCAGAAACTCATCGTCGTAGACGGACTCCTCGCCTTCAAGGGATCTGTAAATTTGACCATGAATGGCTGGCGTAAAGCTGCCCAGGCGCTCGATATGCTTGAAGTTGTCACGAATGTCGATGAGGTTCGGAGTCTGCACAACAAATACTTTTCCCCCTTATGGGGCCAGTTGAGCGACATCGGCGATACCATCCTTATGGAAATGGATATTCCGTTTTGAGGAATAGTCATTTACCCGTGCTTGCTGTACATATGCGTAACGATTTGGGGGAAGCCCTTCTAATACGCTTGAATTGAACATCTTCTTCATGCCATAGTGGCACCAGACAACCAGACCGGGCGACGGTTCGGCGGGTGATCACCGCCGGACCGCTACCGATAGAAATCAGGCCGTGTGGGGCCACACACCCATGCGGCCTTTTTCATTGGTTCGCCCGGACCGGTTGTCACAGAGAAGCCGAACGATGGCAGACGATTTGGAAAACACGATTCGAGATAACGCTGCTGGCCCGAAGCAGGCGAGCGCGGACGGTGTGAGCACACAGCAGCACGGGCTGAAGGACCAAATCGAGGCTGACAAGTACCTGGCCGGCAAAGGCGCGCTGGCCAAGAAGAACTTCGGTTTAACGCGAGCAAAAATCATTCCGCCGGGAACGATAGGCTGAAGGCTATAGACCACAGGCTGTAGGGAGTGAGCACGGATGCTTGATTGGCTGAGGAACATTTTAAGCAGGCGGCAACCTGCCGTCATCCTTCGGACTATGGCGGG